CTAGAATATTGGGATTGTCAGGTTATGATGCGGGACCTTCTTGGTCTATCACAACAGTTGCAAATGTTGACCAATCAACCGTAGGGTTTGAATGTTCAGGATTTACAACGGGAAATTGTGTTACAGATTGTACAGGTTATACAATTGTTGGTTATACAATTGACTTTACTGGTTGTACTAACGACCCAAACACTATAACATTTACAAATCAAATTCCTAGTTTCTTATCAGGTGACTTATTAAGTACATACGAAAAATTTGATGGAACTACTTCAACAATCAATGCTGATTTGAAAACACAAATAAGTAATGTATTAGCCACTCCAGCTTCATCAGCATATACTATAAGTTATTTTGGTACTATATCAGGTGGAACTTATGATACTTTAACTGCCTTTACATCAAGTACAAATGTTTTTGGAGTTAATAATGTAAGTTCAGATTTAGCTGATTACACTGACCCAATTAATGATACTTGGTACTATGCAACTTTTGATAATATTGGTGGTGGTGAATATACTGGTTATTCTTTTTATAACTATGTTGACTCATTAACATTAACATCATCTAAATCAAATTGTGCATCTTTTGGAAGTTATGAAGTTAGTTCATCAACTATTAGTACAGTTGTGGGTACAATAAATTATAATACAAATACAATAAGTGTTTGTCTTCCTCCCACAGCAACAACAGCTGATACAACCGCGATGACTATAGTATTTAGTGCTTGTACAACAGGTGTGACAAGTACAACTTCAACAGGTACAACAAGTGCAATTACAACCAATTTTAATTTCAGTTCAACAACACAAACTTATACATTAACATCTGAAGATGGTACTGCAGTTTCAGCATGGACAGTAAATCTACTATTCCAAGATCCTTGTGGTTTTTGTGTTTCAGGAAATACCGGGACAATACCTACACAAACAATAACAAATTGTTTCAGTGGTACTGTTTCAGGTACAGCTTACATTTATACTGGTACTTCTTACACTGATTATGATGATTTAGTTGTCGCAACATTACGTTCAAGAGGTATTGCAACCTATAGTACTGATAATGGTGCAGTTTACGAAGTACAAAACTTGAATGATGTTTCTATTGATTGTACTGGTACTTATTCAACAGTACTTAAAAATCCTTATGCTACTTTTGGTTTGAATGTAACAAACAACGATGGTCAATCATTTTTCTTTGAAACTTCATTCACAAATTCTAATGTAAATTACATTGGTAAAGTTTTTGGTTACTCTAATTTCGCAAAACCTAGAACAGTTGTTCCTCTTTTCCTAGAAGAAAGATTCCAAAGTTTGTTAAATTATGGTTATAGAAAAGGTTATATCAGAGGATTGAATTGTAACTTAACAAGTTTACCTGAAGCAAGAAACGAAAATCCAACTTCAATCGGATGGTATTTAGAACAATATCAATCACCACAATCTCCTTGGGTTGTTTCTGAATTAAGAGGTAATAAAGTTTTCAACTTGTTCAGATTTAAAACAATCTCAGATGGTGATGCAGCAAACACTGAAGTAAAAGTTTCAATTGCAAATATTTCTTTTAACAATGGTACTTTTGATGTATTAGTTAGAGATTATTTTGATAATGATTCAAATCCAGTTGTTATTGAAAAATTCACAAACTGTACAATGAATCCAAGTGAAAATAGTTTCATAGCTAAAAAAATTGGTTCAACTGATGGTGAATACCAATTGAACTCTAAATATATTATGGTAGAATTAAACGAGGATGCACCAATAGATGCTTTACCTTGTGGATTTGAAGGGTATAATTTCAGAGAGTACGCTGGTGTTAAATCTCCATTCCCTATTTACAAAACTAAATACGATTTTCCTGGTGAAGTTATCTATAATCCACCATTCGGCCTTGCATCGGGTTCTGATGATATTATAAGAAGTGGTGGTGATAATGTAAGAAGAACTTATTTAGGTATTTCTGATACAATTGGATATGACCCAGATTTCTTTGCTTATAAAGGTAAACAAGTTCCATTGAATGTTTGTACAGATACAAGTGGTGATAATTGGCCTTATAAATCTAAAGGATTCCATATGGACATTAACGCTTCAGCTATCACAATTTCTAACGTATTCTCTACAAGTGGAACTCCAGCTTTCTTTGTTGGTGCGGCAGAATTTACGTCTGATCCTGAATCTGAAGCTAATCCATACTATAGACTTTTTGCACGTAAATTTACTTTATTAGTTGCAGGTGGTTTTGATGGCTGGGACATTTACAGAGAATCAAGAACTAATACTGATAGATTTAGATTAGGTGCTAATGGTTATCTAAGAGGTGCATGTACATCAATTACATATCCAACAGCAACTGGATGGGGTGCATTCAAGAGAATCACTGTTGGTGATAATAGAGTTGACTTTGCAAATTCTGACTACTACGCATACTTATTAGGTCAACAAACATTTGCAAATCCTGAAGCTGTTAATATAAATGTATTTACAACTCCTGGTATTGATTATGTAAATCACTCTAATCTTGTTGAAGCTGCAATAGAAATGATTGAGTTTGATAGAGCGGATTCAATTTACATCTGTACAACACCAGACTATAATATGTTTGTACCAACAACAACAGATAATCTTGATTTAATTTATCCTCAAGAAGCTGTTGATAACTTGGATAACACAGGTATAGATTCTAACTACACAGCAACTTATTATCCTTGGATTTTGACAAGAGATACAGTGAATAATACTCAAGTTTATATACCACCAACAGCAGAGGTTTGTAGAAACTTAGCATTAACTGATAACATTGCATTCCCTTGGTTTGCTGCGGCAGGTTATACGCGTGGTATTGTTAATGGTATCAAAGCTAGAAAGAAACTTACTCAAGAAGATAGAGATACTTTATACAAAGGTAGAATCAATCCTATTGCTACTTTCTCTGATGTGGGAACTGTAATTTGGGGTAATAAAACACTTCAAGTAAGAGAATCAGCATTAGATAGAATTAATGTAAGAAGATTGTTATTACAAGCACGTAAATTAATCTCTGCAGTTTCTGTAAGATTGTTATTTGAACAAAATGATGCAAAGGTAAGACAAGATTTCTTAGATGCGGTTAATCCAATCTTAGACGCAATCAGAAGAGATAGAGGTTTATACGATTTCCGTGTAACAGTTTCTTCAGACCCAGCTGACTTAGATAGAAATCAATTAACTGGTAAAATCTATATCAAACCTACTAAATCATTAGAGTTTATAGATATTACTTTCTACATCACACCAACTGGTGCATCGTTCGAAAATATCTAAACAAAATAGATAATCAAATTGGGGGAGACAAAATCTCCCCCTTTTTTAATTAACACATATTTATTAGTATGAGAAACAGAATTATTGAACTTTTAAGAGAAATTGAAGAAAGAGAAATCCCTATGAAATATTATGCTTTTGATTGGGATGATAACTTAATGTACATGCCAACTAAGATTTATCTATTAGATGATGATGGTGAAGAAGTTGGTATGGGTACAGAAGACTTTGCTGAACATAGAGTTGACATAGGAAAAAAACCATTTGATTATAATGGGTTTACAATTGTTGATTTTGCACCAAATCCTTTTAGAGATTTCAAAACCGATGGTGATAGTAAATTTTTAAAAGATGTTATGAGTGCTAAATTAGCTGTAGATGCTGCTTGGCCTGACTTTGTTGAAGCAATTAATAACGGTTCTTTATTTTCTATTATTACTGCCAGAGGACACCATCCAATGACACTAATGAAAGGTGTAAAAAAACTTATTGATTCAAACAGAGGTGGTATTGATTCTGACCAATTATATGAATCACTTGTTAAAATGAGAGAACATGCTGGGGAAACACCAAGAGATAAAGAAACTGAAATAATGAAATATCTTAGAATGTGTAGATTTTATCCAGTTTCTTATGGTGAGGGTTCAGCAACAAATCCGGAAGAAGCTAAAATTAGAGCTATGAATAGTTTTAAACAATATGCTCACAATCAGGCTGAAAAACTTAATATGAGATTATCTAAGAAAATTGAAAACGAAATTGGAAATAGATTTGTACCTATGATTGGATTTTCTGACGATGACCCAAGAAATATTAAGGCAATGAGTAAGGGGGTGAAAGATGTTAAAATATTTTCAACATATGGTGGTAAGAAAAAACTATAT